TGCTTACAGATCTCAGAGGCTGTGCCCTGAATGATGGCGTTGATAGCCTGACGTTCTGATCTAGCGCGGGCGGCAAAGTCATCCGACCCCAAGTCAGGGACACGCCTACGCCTGCCGTACATCGTCTCCACGTAGCCACGCCTACGTGCCTGTGTCAGCGTCTTGTTCTTCCAGTCCGTGAGAGCCGCGTACCCAGAGTTGTAGTTGTCCACGACAGTACGTGCTTCATCCATAGATAACTGGCCACCAGTGGCGTCAACAAGGCGCTTAGGACCACCGCCATAACCCATGAGGAAGTTAGGAACCTTTCCGTAGATATTGCGTTCCTCACTACTCACCTCCTCTGGGGGCTTACCCAGAATAACACTGGCAGTACCTGCGTGTACGTCAATGTTCTCTGCGAAGATGTGTAGCAGTTTGGGGTCCTGCGAATACATAGCCATGATCCGCATTTCAATCTGGCTGTAGTCGGCCACGACCAGTGTCTTATCCTCGTCGGCCACGAACAGTCCTCTGATCCTGCCGTCACGTGGGATGTTCTGGAGGTTGGGGTCGCTCGCGGACAGGCGACCTGTGGCTGTGCGGTGCAGGTGGAACTGAGGGTGGAGGCGGTCCTTGTGAAGCAGAGGCACCAAGCCCTCCACGTAGGTGGACTTCATCTTCTTGAGTTCCGCGTACTCCATCAGGAGGTCCACCACGGGGTGCTTACCTTGTAGGGAGCGCAGAGAATCCTCGTCCACGCTGGGCTTGCCCGTGCTCGTCGTCTTCTTCGGGGTCAACCCCAGTCCGCCCTGCCGCTTCTTGCCGAACAGGAGTTCTGCCTTGTGGACGTTGGAGTCAGGGTTGAACCCCACGGGAGCATACGAGGCGATATCCATTATCTTCGTATTGATATCGGCGTCAAGTTCCTTGCCCAATTTTGTCATCGCTCGACGATTTACCCGGATTCCGTTGGCCTCCATCTGTGCCAGCACCGGCAGGACATCTAGGTCTAGGTACAGCGCTTTGAGCAGGGACGAGTCCTTGGCGATGTGGTCATAGAGGGTGCGGTATGCGAGCCATGCCCACCGCACGTCGTAGTGAACGTACCTACACGCCGTGCTGAACGCGGCTGTAGTGAGCGTCTTACCAATCTTGCCGTCCCTGTGGTACGGGTCGAACTTGAATACCTTGTCCAGAATCGACACCAGCCGGTAACTCGGCATGTTCTCGTTGGCGATGTGCATGAGCACCTGCGTGTCGATGTACCTACCCTTAGGCAGTTCTCCCCCGTAGTACTTCGCCACGGACTTACAGTCGAACTTGATGTTCTGGTTGACCTTGACGATGTCCTCACTCATGAACAGCGGCTCCAGAGCGGTGAACACCTGCTCCTTAGTCAACTGCTCAGGTGGGTCGGAGAACTCTGCTGGGATGAAGTACTTCGCCTTCGCTAGGGATTCCTTACCACTAGCGAGGACAGCCCTGTATCCGGGGGGCGGTACCGTGTCGCCATCACCACGGCGCTCAGGCACCACGACCTCACCGTTGGGGTGTCCCATAGGGATAGCCCACGACTGCCCCTCTATGGCGATGCCGACCCAGAAGACATCGTTCCTCAGGGTGTCTAGGGCCACGTTGCCACGCCACTTATCCTCAATGGCCTGACGCGATCTCTGGAGAGTCGTGGGGTGAGTCGCCTTGAGCGAAGCCTGCTTCTGCTTCCACTCTTCCTCTACCAACGCCATGACTTCAGCATGACGTTCGATATTGCCACGGGTCTCTACGTCGAAGCAGAAGGCACCTTGCTCCTTGACTGCCTCAACAATAAGATTAAGTTCCTCTAAAGTATGAACGGAGGGTGCCATAGGCACCCTCCGTCCACTCAGCGTTGAGTCTGACATGGATCAGTTGTAGTCCATGTCCTCTGCGGCGATCTCAACGAGGGTCTTACGGTTGGGGATGGGGACGATGGTCTCGTCGTACTTCTGTCCGACGACCTGCGCCAGCCCATCCTCAGTGAGGGGAGCGATGTTCCACTCTTCCTCAAGGTCGCGCTCACGGACCATCTGGTGGTTGGTCTGCGAGGTCGGCCCCTTACCGGAGCGGCTGACCGCCCAGTAGTGCTTGGACAGGGGACCCTGACGGGGGTCCTGATGGAAGTTCTTGAGGCTGTCGATGACCCGAGGGCCAACCTCATAGGACTTGATCGTGGTGTCGCCGTCCTCAGTCATGAGCGCCACGTTGAAGGCGAACCGAGCGGCTGGACGGTGACCGGCATCACACAGAGGGCAACCCTGCGGGTGCATGTCAGAGATGCACGTGAACGACTTCTGGCCCTGTCGCTCCACCCAGTGCTGGCGGTACGAGGTGTACGGCTCGTCCTCCAAGAACTTGATGATGACGGGCTTCTCGTCAATCTTCAGGCGCTGTGCGTACGGGGAGTCAGCCTGCTTGGTCTGCTCCACGTTGCCCCAGCCTCGCTTGATGACCCTGCGTGCCGCACCCCGATCAATGTCGGACTCCGGCGCAGGAGCCGTAGCAACGCTGGACTCTTCTGTGTCATCTTCGTCAAAAATACCCATGGCATTAACTCTTCTCTTTAGTGTGTTGGATAATTGTCTGCAATATGCTTCTTGAAACCCTTCCAGTTGGGACTGTTGGAGTCGTCAATGGCATATTCTATTGCCGCCTCCACAAGAAACACAAGTTGTGCTTCGCTGTAGAGACGCCGCCCCTTGACCGCCTTACCCGGAATCTGTTCCGACTTAGGCGACGGGGTGCGGAATGAGGCTGGTGGTATCCAGCCTTTGGCCTCCCATGAGCGCACGGTCCCCGGCTTGCGGTTCAAGGCTCTAGCGAGAGAGCCGATGGTATAGAACCGCTTAGTGATGCCGTTGACCGAGTACTCCTGTGAGGGAAGCGACTCTAGCCACTGGTGGGTGGCGGGGACGTGGATGGTTCCACGATTCTTCGGGGCGACGGTGCCGGGGTAGTCCTTACCGTCGTCCTCATCTGTCTCACCTGCGAGACGCTTGAACAGGTCTAAAGGATCAGCGCTCATCGTCTAGTCCCACAAAGTGTACGTAGACCCTACGACGCAGCGACCACTTACTGAACGATTTGAAATGGTAGTAACCGGTGCTAGAGCGCACAAGACAGGACCACTTTAACAGTCCGTGCTTATGGAATTCTACGGTTTCATATGTCATTATATGTGTCTGCTTGCTTGTCGTTGAGACTGTGGATTATACCATGAGTCAGTAGTCGTACTGTGTTTCTTCGACTGGAGCAACGAAAGCATAGGTGACGGGGGCAGGGTCGTGCAGACTCTGGAACTCTTCCTCCAACCCATCCTTGTTGCGATGCTCGTAAATGTAGCCGGTGAGGGCGTCCTCGTCAAGGACCCTCTCCACTCGCGAGACCTCTTCCCAGATGCCCCGATCCTTCGCCCACTCCTCAGCCTTGCTGATGTTGAGTTTCTGCTTACCCTGTCGGCGCTGGCGCTGGAGCAGGTACTTGCCAGCATTGAGGAACTGGTGACCTTTCTCGTCGGTGTCGCCCTCGGCCTCCACCGCCGAACTCAACTCTGCCTTGAGGCTGGCGACGATCTTCTCCAACTGCTTGAGGTGGTTGGCGTGGACGAGGTATTCTTCGGTGAGACGTTCGATGTTGTCGTTGTTGGTTGTCATAGGGACGATTCTCTCAGAAACCCACTGAGCGTGTCAAGGGTAAGTGCCAAACTTCCGTCATTATCGTGGTGCTTGCCGTCGATGAACGCCTCGTTGACCGAGCGCTTCATCTGGAGCATGTCGTACTGACGCTCTTCGATGCTCCCCTGCATGACTAAGGTGGCGATGGTTACGTGGGGGAACTCGGAGGACAGACGGATGATGCGAGCCTCCCGCTGTTCCAACTTGCCGCTAGACCATGGCAGGTCATAGGAGATGAGGTAGTTCGCCATAGGTAGGTCCACGCCGTAGCCACCAGCATCTGATGACAGGAACAGTCGGCACTTGGGATCTTCAGCGAACCGCTGCTTCGATGCGTCCCGCTGCTCGGCGGACATGCCTCCCATGAACAGAACGCTGTCTGTTATGGGGGCCATAGCCGCCTGTATCCGGC